AACCAGCGACATTAGACATGAAGTGTATGCGGTTATCAAACACTACCACCATCTGGCTCCATTCGTGCACAAGTACTGGGACAGAATTCTCCACTACCTCAAGCCGCTTGACTTAGAAGCCATAGCCAACTGGATCGTGAATACTGCCAGAGAACTCGAAGGGAGGCGGTGTTATTCTTGTGATAATCTTAATTGCTTCCTGGATCCTACTTTCCGTTGTTCTGGTTTCCGCCCGGAGGGGGGACACCAATGATCGATAAAGAGCTCGAACTTGAAGGGCTTATGCTGCAGCGGGGCATTGACAGAGATGAGAAAACCCACGAATACCGTGTGAAAGCCCTCATCGCCAATCTGTTCGCACCACGCATTCTCGGGCGTTTCATGAAATGGTTCCCGGGTATGCGTGGTGCCTACAAAGACGTAGCACCGCTGTTCGAGGGCCTGAAACAAAAGGACATTATGTCACTCATCGTGGTGGCACTGGAGACTTTGCTTTCGAAGAACGGCCATGCCAGAACAGGCCTGATACGTGCACTGGGTCACGCAGTACTGCAACAGGTTAGTGTCCTCCAGATACCGCCGAAGACTTATCAGACGATATGGGAGTATGCACGTGTATATAAGCCACACATCGTCCACAGAATTCTCAGGGAAAACGCCAGGCGCTTTGCCCAGTTGCCCGATGTAGATGCGTTCCGTGTAGGACTGCTGTTCTATGCACTGCTCAAAGAAGCCGGGCTCATCGAAGAAATGCATGGCAACGCACCACGTCGCAAAACCATTCAGGTGTTCCTGAAACCACAGCTGGAACAGGTACTACTGCGGCACCGCTGGGTTCGACCGCAATATTTACCCATGGTCGTACCTCCGCTTGACTGGAAGCTGTCCGAAGACGGTGACGTGCTTGAAGGCGGCTACTATACGCTCGCCGAACGGCTCATCCACGGCATACGCAAGGAGTTCAAGCCACAGCCGGGCTTATGGCTGGATGCAGTCAACTGTTTGCAGGCAGTACCCTATCGCATCAATACAGAGATGCTGGAGTTTTTCAGGGAGTGCCTCACACATCGCTGGCTTGTGACACCGCCGCCCGACTTCTACAGAAAACCAGAAAAACCACAATCCGACGACCCAATGCTACGCAAGGAGTTTAAGTACCGCACGCGAGAGTATTATGCAAACGTGGCACGAAGCAAGTCGCTCTGGCTGTCCTACTTTTATACCAGAAACATCGCAGAAGATTATGCGGCATATGAGCGCATATACTTTCCCGCATACGCAGATTTCCGAGGCCGTGTTTATTACAACGGTTCGTTCCTGAATCCTCAGGGCTGTGACTTTGCCAAGGCTTTGCTTGAGTTCGCAGAACCACGTCACATCACTACTGACGAAGGCCTGCGTGCTCTCAAAATCTACGTCGCAAGTCTTTATGGTTACGACAAGCACACATACACGGAGCGTTTGCAGTGGTTCGATGAACACGAAGACCTCGTGCTGGAAGTTGCCAGGCGCCCTGCGGCATACATCGACGTCATTGAGCAAGCCGATGAACCGTTTCGGTTTGTTGCGGCATGCAAGGCTTACGCCAAAGCGCTCGCAGGCGAACCTACGGGTTTCATAGTGCAGATTGACGGCTCCAACAACGGCACGCAGCATGTTTCGGCCATGCTTGGCGTCAACAACAAATACGTCAACATGACCAGCGAAGAAAGATACTACGACTTTTACTCAGAGGTTGCCCGGCGTGTCACTGAACTCATTGCCGACGATACCGATATCAAGAACCAACGCGCAAAGTTGTTTTGGCTCGAGAAGGGCATTACCCGTGACCTTGTGAAGCGCAATTCGATGACATACGTTTACTCGGTGACGTTCCCGGGCATGGTTGACCAGAACCTGCATTATATCATCAAAGAACACGGCCTACAGTTCTTCGAAGGCTACAATGTGTTCGAGATCGTCAACTACCTCACGACGAAGATCTATGAAGCCCTCAAAGAGCTGGGCTCCCTCGAATTCCTCCGCTGGCTACAGCAGATCGTCGCAAAGATCGACGCACCGCTGGAATGGATCACGCCGTCGGGCTTTGTGGTGTCGCAGGCTTACCGCCGCACCGTGGTTTACCAGATAGCGACGTTCTTTGGCAAACGCAAATTGTCTATGCGCTACCACGACTATACCGAGAAGCTGCACAAGAAGAAGATGAAGCTTGGAATTTCGCCGAACTTTGTACATTCGTACGACGCAGCGCATCTTGCGCTCATAGTCAACCGTTGCGACTTCCCGCTACTTGCCCAACACGACAGCTTTGGCACGTACCCCGATCACATCCCAGAACTTCACAGAATTATCAGAGAAACCTTCGTGGAGATTTACTCAAAGCCCGTGCTGTTGCAACACAAGACCGAGTGGGAACGCAGGTACGGAGTTAGGCTTCCCGATCCGCCCATTCAGGGCGAACTGAACTGTGAGGAAATTCTGAGAGCGCCATATTTCTTTTCGTGAGGAGGGATAGCATGGCAAAGAAGGAAAGACCGTTCAGGCTGTTCACAACACCACCTCTTGAAACCAAATGGGTGTATCTTGCACAACCCAACGACCACTTCGAGAACGGCATGTATCAGGTAGTGTTCAAACTGCACGAGGAAGACCATGCAAAAGTCATCGAGCAGCTCATAAACATCGAACAGGAGTTGCTCAACGAGTTGGCTAAGGAGGTCCCCACCGCCAGGAAGGCCCGCATGAACAAGCAGCCTCTGTTGAGAGATGAGCTCATAGATGACGTGCCGACTGGTTATCTGCTTCTCAAGGCCAAATCCCAGTATGCGCCTGTGGTGTTCAACGCAAACAACCAAAAGATTGAACCACCAGAGGTTGTGCCCAACGGTTCTATTCTTCAGGGCCACATCAGACTTGCCGGCTACATTGCAGGCTACAACTACGGTGTCACGGCTTATCTCATTGCCGTTAGGATTATAGAACTGCGCCACAGCGTCGGCAACATTGACCCGACATCGGTGTTCGGTGATCCGCTTGCTGCTGCTGACGACGACGCCGACGACGAAATGCCGCCGTTCTAAGGAGGTGTAAACATGGGCAAATGGCAGAGACGCAAGGGTTACGAAGGGGAACACGAGGTCGAGCGCCTTCTTAGAAGGTTTGGACTCAATGCCAGGCGTGTGCCGCTCAGCGGCGGCACCGCCTTCCAGAAGGGCGATGTAGTGGCCTACGACGTCCGTGGCAAAGTCGGTGCCGTCTTCGAAGTCAAACGCCGCAAAGATGCCTACAAAGAATTGTACCGCTGGCTGGCAGAAGCAGATGGCGTGTTCTTCAGAAACGACAGGGCGCAATGGCTTGTCATCATGCCCTTCGATCGCTGGATCAAGCTCGTCAGAGGTGAACTACGGCTGTTCGATGCTGATGTCGACGACGGCAAATGAAGGGAGGGGCGGTTATGTTAGAAGGCCTGAGGCAAGAAGATGAACAGAAGCTGTGGAACGCAATCGGTACGCTTCAGAGGGGAGGCGCCAGGCTTATCACGCTTGAGTTCGGTGGCAAACCCTATAGGCATTCAGTCACGCTGCAACTTGCAGCAGAACGTGGTTCTGTGGCCGATGAGCTGACAGCTGCCGCAGTGCTTCGAGCAACGCTCAAGCATTCGTTGTTCAGGCCGAAGACGGACGAAGCGCTCTTTGACCTGTACATGCCCATCGACACGCTCTATGAATTCCTTGCAGACATGGTCATCTACCGTCTTTACGAGTGAGGTGACAGAGCATGGGCGAATTTCTGTACCACACATCGTGCCCAAGATGCGGCAGTAAGGACAACGTGGCCGTCTGGCGCAAGCCGGACGGCTCTTTGCAGGGCAAATGCTTCACACCGGGTTGCGATTATTTCTTCGTTGCCAAGCCCGGCGAAGATGCTCCACAGCCCACCGAACGCACCAAAAAGCACAGCCTCGAGAAGCTTTTGCCGTTCGAATACAAAGACCTGCCGACACGTGGCATCGGCGCACCAATATGCCGTGCGTTTCTCTATGGCGTTACAAAACACAAAGGCGAATGGTTGCACGTTGCCAACTACCTCAACGCCCAGAACGAGATCATTTGCCAAAAAATCCGCACACAGGACAAACGCTTCTGGATCGTGGGAGACACCCAACAGCCCCGCTTGATGTTCGGGCAACACCTCTGGCATGGCGGTGGCAAAGTCCTCGTCATAGCTGAAGGCGAGATCGATGCCATGTCCATAGCTGAGGCAACACACATGTCAGTGCCTGTAGTTTCAGTCACAGACGGCGCCGGCTCAGCCGCCCGCAACATCAAGCAACACATAGACTGGATTGAGTCTTTCCAGAAGATCGTTTTAGCCTTCGACAACGACCAGGCAGGGAAGGCAGCCATTGATGAAGCCGTCAAACTGCTAACGCCAGGCAAGGTCTACGTTGTCAACTGGGGCAAGTACAAAGACGCCAACGAGGTTCTGCTGAACGAAGGTGGCGCCACCCTTGCCAAGTACATCGAGCGTGCCACACCATATACCCCAGAAGGCGTCGTCCTTGGTTCTGCCATCAGCTACGAAGACGTCGTGCTATCGCACAACATAGAGAACTACGAGTTTCCCTATCCTGGGCTGAACTTGATGCTCAAGGGTCTTCGCAAAAAAGAATTAACGGTCATCACAGCTGGCACAGGCGTTGGAAAATCCACGTTCGTTCGTGAATTGGCCTACCACCTCGTCAAAGAACACAGCAAGCGTATAGGCTATGTAGCGCTCGAGGAAAGCATTGACCAGACCGTGCGTGGCTTTGTAGCGCTCCACAACAACATCCCACGTGGCGAGGTAGAACTGAAGCCCACACTTATCACGCCTGAGATGTTCGAACAAACCAAAGAGAAGATCCTGAACAACTGTGTGTTCTTCCAGCATTTCGGCTCGCTGGCTTCAGAAAACCTTATGACTACCCTGCGCTACCTCGCAGTTGGCCTCGATGTCGACTTCATCATTATCGACCACATCTCCATCGTGGTCAGTGGCCTCGAAACCCACGACGAACGCAAGCTCATCGATATCCTAATGACTCGCTTGCGCCAGTTCGTGGAGAACACAGGGGTGGGCATGGTGGTGGTTTCGCACATCAGAAAGTCTCAGTCACAGGAGACGGCCGAAGAAGGGCGCAGGGTCACGCTCGATGACCTGCGAGGTTCTGGCAGTATCAAGCAACTTGCCGACAACGTCATCGCAATCGAAGTAGTAGACCCAACAACAAGACTTGTGCGTGTCCTCAAAAACCGACTGTTTGGCGTCACAGGTGAAGCCGATATTCTGCGCTACAACAGATCTACGGGACGTCTCGAGCCGTATGCCATAGCTGCCTTTGACAATCCTTCGGAATTTTGAGGAGGGATAGCATGCGTGTGATGATTTTTGGCAAACAGCGGGCAGGCAAAGACACGGCCGCCGATTACCTCTGCGAACAGTACGGCTTCACAAAGATCAGGCTTGCAGATCCCGTCTACGACATCGCCAAGAAGTACTTTGGCATGCGCAAGAAAGACAGAGGGCTGCTCATAGCCATCTCCGAACATCTCAAACAGATCGACCCTGACGTATGGGTCAAATATGCCCTCAAGCGTGCCAGACGCTATGACAGAGTTGTGATAAGTGACGTCAGATTCCCCAACGAGTATGCCCTGCTGAGGCAGGAAGGGTTCAAAGCCATATATATCGTAGCAAGTCAGGAAGCCCGAAGCAAGCGTGACGGTTATTCCCCTGAGTACGAAGATCATCCGTCGGAAAACTACTTTCAACAGTTTGCGGCAGACTATGTTATCGTGAACGAACTCAGGCTGGTCGATCTTTATCGCCAGCTCGACGTCGTCATGCGTCGTTGGTTGAGCGAAGAGGAGGCGAAAGCATGATCTACGTTGTGCCTGCGGGCGCTCTTGCGCCTTTTCGCTTGGTTGGCCTTGGCATCCAGCAAGAGAACGGCAAGCGCATTATCGCAAGCGGTGCAGAGATAGACGAAGCCATCCAAATGCTGGATGGTGCCGAGATAGTAATGCACAATGGCGTTCAGTGGCTGACAGCGATTCGGCGCCACTACAACGTCCAACCCAAGAGCCTTTATGACACAGCGTTATTTGCCGCTTTTGCATGGAATGACATTCGTAGCATTGACCAGAAACTGCGCAAGAAAGGGCGGGTGATGTCAAGCAAAGACCCGTGGAGCCTCGAAGCCTTTGCCATGCGCATCGGGCGCATCAATAGGCGTTTGCGGATAGGGTCGCCCGACCGCATGACTCCTGAGTGGAGAGAGTACCTTCTTGTTGCCCTCGACACACTGCCCGTTCTCTACGAGAAGTTGCGCTCCCACAATAGCTATTTTGCCAACATCGAACACGCCGTGAACCTCGAATACAACGTTGCCGAAATCATAGCTCGTTGCCGACTCAACGGCATAGGCTTTGACCATGCAAGGGCTTTGGACTATGCGTGGCAGATTCGAAGCGAGATGGACAAGCTTTGGGGGCTCATCCAGGAAGCCTTTCCACCGGTGGTCAAACAACTGTCCAACGGCGACACCATCACAATACCGATGAACCCCAAAAGTACGGCTTCCATCGCTGAGCACTTGATGGCTATGGGCTGGCTACCACGTCGCTTCAACGCTGCGGGCAGACCTGTGGTGAACGATAGAACGCTCGAGGTTCTGGCTGAAGTCAACCCGAGTCTCAACTATGTGCGTCGCTATATCTATCTTTTGCGCATGCAGAGGCTTCTTGAGACAGGCAACGAAGCGTGGCTGAAGTACGGCGAGACCGGGCGCATTCATCCTGTCATCAACACGATGGGCGCCATCACTCATCGCATGACGCACGCAGCACCGAACCTTACTCTTGTGCCATCGCCCGACGGCGACTGGGGTAGTAAACTGCGCTCGCTGTTTGTGGCCGGCGAGGGATACAAACTTGTCGGCTGTGACGCAAGCGCTTTGGAGTTGCGTTTGCTTGCGCATTATCTGGCTGAGTACGACGGCGGTGCATTCGCCAAAGCCTTCGAAGATGACATTCACACACGCAATGCAGAAGTTCTCGGCGTTGACCGTGACACAGCAAAGCGCTTTGTCTATGCGTGGATATATAGTGCTTCCGATGAAACACTGGCCGAGATCCTGAACAAGAACCTTGTGGAGACCTCAGAACTGCGCAGAAAATTCGAAGCATCTCTGAAAGGCCTCGAGCAACTTATGAAGAGGTTACACAGGGAAGCAGAGCGTGGCTATGTTATCGCCCTCGACAAACGCAGGCTTGCCGTTCGCAAATCCTATGCACTCCTCAACGTACTGCTTCAGTCGGCTGGTGCCATCGCCATGAAGAAGGCACTCGTTATAGCCGACGAAAGGCTGCGCAGCGTGGGCAAGCCCGGCGAAGACTGGAGGTGGGTTCACAACATACACGACGAGTGGCTGGTTGAAGCCAGAGAGGAGATCGCCAGCAAAGTCAAAGACATCCTCGTAGATAGCATTCGTGAAGTTGGCAAGGAACTGAACGTGCCACTGGATGCCAAGGCGTCTGTTGGCGACGACTGGACAGAACTGAAGGAGGTGGGGGCATGAAGACGAGGCTTTTGATAGACGGAGATTTGCTCGTGTGGCGAACGGCGGCGGCTGCCACAGTCAGGGCGTTTGACGGCGCCCTGACGTTCAATCCGCATTTCATCGAAGATTACCTGATGAAGCTCATTGACTACGTGAAGGAGCGGCTGTACGTCAAGGAAATCGTCGTGGCCATCAGCGACAAGCCCACGTTCAGGCACGAGGTGTTCCCTGAGTACAAACAGCACAGGCAGAAGCGAGAGACACCGCCCGGACTCGAATACACCTACGAAGTCTTGACACAGAAGCTGAAGCTGGATGTTCTGCGACTGCCAAGCCTTGAAGCCGACGACGTCATCGGTTTACTATCGAGGGAACCAGAGTACAAGAACATCATCTGCAGCGTCGACAAAGACCTCGATCAACTCGTGGGCTTTCACTACAACTGGGTGAAGGATCTGTACTATGCCATCGACAACTACGTTGCACACCGCAAACTGTATGTGCAGGTGCTCGCAGGAGATCCAACGGACAACTTCAAAGGGTTGCCACAAGTCGGGCGCAAGCGGGCTGCCAACATCGTCGACGCCATCGAGAAGGAATACAAAGTCGACATGGAAGACATCGATGCCTGGCTAAAGCTACTTGCCGAACAGTACATAGCACGTGGCCTGTCCATGATTGATTTTTACACCAACTGGGTTTGTGCGTACATCCTGCGCCAGCCCGACGAATACGACTTTGCCGCTTTCACGGTGACTTCAAAGTATTATCAGCGCTTGCAAGAGCTCCACATAGTAGGGAAGGAGGCTGGGGATGATGCCGAGCAGATTTGAGGAATACCGGCGACAGAAGAGACTGCCGGAGAACACCAAGGATTTCCTCGAGATGATGCTTGAGGAATACCCCGAGATCCTAAATCCAACTTTGTGTACGCACGACGAACTTATAGAGCATCTGTCTGTGCGTGCGTTCCTGCTGAAGTGCCTACACAAGCTAAAGGGCGGTGATGACGATGGCAATAGCTGACATCTTCGGGCGGCTGGATGCCGCCCGTTCTGCTATCATAGACCGTGCAGTTGAATGTGCAAAGTACACTATCCCGTCAGTTTTGCCACCACGGGACTGGGACGAGTCCCAGAAACTGCCCACGCCGTACCAGAGCGTTGGCGCCAGAGGTGTCAATCAGCTCACTTCGAAGCTTGCGCTGGTTATGATGCCGGCGAATGTGCCGTTTTTCAAGCTGAGCATAGCGCCGGCGTTGTTGAAGCGAGCCGGCATATCCAAAGCGGCTGCCGACGAAATCCTTGCAACGCTTGAGCAGAGGGTTATGCAATTGATCGAAACTACCAATTTACGCAGCGCCGTCACAACCGCCATCCGTGACCTGATTGTGACTGGCAACGCACTGCTGTATGTGGGCAAAACGGTGAAGACGTACCGTTTGCATAACTACGTTGTGCAGAGAGATGCTGCCGGCAACGCAAAGCTTCTCATCGTCAAAGAACGCATAGCAAGAAACGTGCTCGACGACAACCTCGTGCGCATTCTGGAACAGAAAAAGAAGGCGCAAGGGCAAACATCACCCGACGACCTTGAACAGTTCACGTTGTGGACGATGGCACAGCGCCAAGGAGACAAATGGGTCGTCACACAGGAGATCGAAGACATCCCTGTGAAGAAAGAAACGTTCAGCATCGAGACGTTTCCTTTCCTGATCCTACGCTGGTCGCACGTGCCTGGCGAGAATTACGGGCGTGGTCTTGTGGAACAATACCTTGGCGACCTGAAGACCCTCGAAAGCCTTTATGAAGCGCTCGTCAGCGGCGCTATACAGTCTTCACGTGTTATATGGCTGGTCAGCCCGCAGTCGCCGTTGACCCCACGTGATATTCAGAACGCATGGAATGGCGATGTTCTTGTGGGTATGGCTGGCGACGTGTCGGCTGTACAGCTGAACAAGTATGCAGACTTCCAGTGGATATTCAACATGGCGCAGGTGATTGAACAGAGGCTTGCGCAGATCTTCTTTATGGTTCAGAACACAATCAGGAACGCAGAAAGGGTTACTGCAGAAGAAGTGCGCCTGATCTCGCAGGAACTTGAAGCTGCTCTTGGCGGCGTCTATACGCTGTTGACAGCCGAACTGCAAAAGCCACTTCTGAGACTGCTTCTCAATCGCTTGCGAGAAGAGGAAGGCGTCGATATTCTTGACAGGTACAAGGACATCATCGAAGTCAAGATCATCACTGGCTTTGCAGGCATAGGCCGAACGGAGGACTTCAACAGACTGACGACATTCATGCAAGCGGCCGCAATAGTGCCCAACGCTGCCGCTTACATAAAGCCAACGGAAGTTCTGCGCCAGCTTGCGGTGTCCCTCGGTGTTGACCCCGCGGTGGTTAAGACAGACGAAGAGATGGCGCAAGAAATGCTGCAGGCACAGCTTCAGCAACAGATGGCGGCCATGGCTTTGCAGCAGGCGGCGGGAGGTGTTGCAGATGGGCAAATACCAGAGAATTCTGGAAATGCGTAAGCAAATTATTGAACGGTTAAGGAGGCGAAAGAATGCCCGAGGAAATGACTCAGAGCCAGTCGGCGAATCCACAGCCGATGCCATCTCAGGAAGCGCTGCCGTCGGAGCTGGACATAACGATGTCGGACGAGGAACTGCAACAGGTGATAGAGAAAGCGCAGACGCCCGTAGAAAGCGAAAAGCCCGTAGAAAGTGAACAGCTACTTGCGGGCAAGTTCAAAACGCCAGAAGAACTTCAGAAAGGGCTTATTAACTTGCTTTCGAAGATCGCAGGCACCGATGACCTCGAAGGGCTGTATAAAGCGCTCGAGAGCAACCTTGGCAACCTTCAGGAACTGCAGGAAGGCGAAGCAAGTGAAGGAGAATCTGCCGACTGGGAAGCCACCCTCGACCAGTATGTGGATGCTTATGCTCAGAGCGGCGAACTGCCGCAGGAACTCCTCGATAAAGGCGTCGACCCTCAGCTGCTAAAAATGGCGCTCGACGCCAGGGTTCAGTACTGGCAAAACTTCGTCAAAAGTGTGGTGGATTATGCAGGAGGAGAGCAGGAATACCAGAAGATCCTGCAGTTCATCGACAACAACCTCAGCAAAGAGGAAGCGTCGGCTTATGCAGCTGCTATTATGACGCAGGATCTCCACCTCATACAGCTTGTTATCGACGGAGTCAGAGCAAGGATGCGCACCACGCCAAGCCTTGTCGAAGGCACTGAAACGGCGATGCCATCACTTCAGATATTCGAATCCGTCGATGACGCACTGAAGGCCATCAGGGATCCACGCTACGGCGTTGATCCCAAGTACACGGCTGCAGTTCAGCAGAGGCTTCTTGCCTCTGGCTTTGATTTCACTGAGCTGTTCTGAGCCGCTAAAGGCGGTTGAGCAGCCCATCGGCCACCTCTGCGGAGGCAAAGCCGATGGACAACTGCAACATACCAGCCAGATGCGGCAACCAACTAATCTGCGATGAAGGAGGGTTCTAATATGGCTGGAGAATTCTTCGATTACCTCAACAGGTTGGGTACCGAGACTGGAACTGGAACGTACGGAGCCGAACTCCCAACAGGGTCTAACGTTGAGAGATTCAAGGTACTGTTCGGCGCTGAGATTCTTGCAAACTTCAAGGCTGCGCTGGTGTTCGGAAGGGCTACAAGGATCAAGAGCATTGATCAAGGCAAGGGATGGGAATTCAACCTGTTGGCTGAGATGGGTGCCGCCTACCACTACCCTGGTGACGTCCTCAGCGGCCAGAGGATAGCCAGGGGAACAAGGCAGATCTTCTTGGACGGCATCCTCACCTCCTCTGTCTATGTCCACAGACTCGACGAACTCCTCAACCACACCGACGAAAGAACCAGATACGCTTCTGAGATGGGCTATGCGCTGTCCAAGACCTACGACAAAGCTATAGCTGCCGAGATCATCAGAGGCGCCCTTGTGGCACCCGTTCCTGGCATCGAAGCCGACGTCGCAAGAGGCGGGACAATTGTCGAAGCTGACATAAGTGGCGCCACCGACAAAGCCATAGCGCTCTATCAGGCTATTCTCACGCTTGGAAACGAGCTCGACAAGAAGAACGTGCCCGAAAGCGGCAGAAGGCTCATCCTCAAGCCTGACTACTACTGGATACTGTTCGAGAACCTCGACCTGATCAACACTCTGCACCCGGGTATCGGAAGCATAGCCGAAGGAAACGTCCTCAGAATCGCTGGATTCACCATCGAGAAGTCCAACAACTTCCCGACAAGCTCTGCCGACGTCAAGTACCACGAGATACCCGCCGCCTATCAAGCCAATGGAACCACGGCGTCTCAGTACGCCAACATTCCAACCAACGCATCCATCGGCGGACAGACGCTGACCTACCGCAAGTTCAACAAGGAAGACGACGTCGCTAAGGTTGCCGGTGTGTTCTACACCAACGACGCTGTCGTGACGCTCAAGAGGAAGGGGCTCACGGTGGAAACGCAGGAATACCTCGACAAGATGGCGACCCTCATAGTCGCTTCCATGCTCGTCGGACACGGATGGCTTAAACCCATAGCCTGTGGAATGGTCATCGACACACCATCGAGTGTCATAGTCTGATCTTGAAAATCTCTTAAGGGCCGATGTCAGCCGGCCTAATGCTCCCCGTTTGGGTTGAGCAAGCCCTCCTCCTTCAGGGGGAGGGTAGCTGGCAGTCTGATAACAACAGCCCCGGCAGCGCCGGGGCTTTTTTATTCCCTTGGGGGTGAAAACAATGACCAAGCTGGATGCCATAAATCGCATGCTGCGGCTTGTGCAAGCCGAACCGCTCACCAGCCTCGCAGAAGAAGACCTCACCTACGAACAGCAGACGGCCATCGAGTTGTTCGAGCAGATCGACCGCTTTGTCCAGGCACAGGGCTGGTGGTTCAACACCTTCGTAGTTACCCTCACCAGAGACGCCAACGGCTTCATCGTTATTCCCGAGAGCTATCTGCAGGTTGATCCTGTGGATCCCACCATAGATGCTGTGCCCTCCAACGGCAAGCTCTACGACCGCACAAAAAAGACTTACGTGTTCGACCGGGACGTCGAAGTCGAAGCGGTGGTACTTCTTGACTTCGAAGAACTACCACCGACAGCGCAGGAATACATCACAGTTAAGGCAGAAGGCGCAATGCTCAGGGCAATATATGGCGCCACCACAGACAATTCCCTTGTCATGAGAGAGCAGGAAGCGTACCTTGCAATGATGCGCCAGCAGAACAACGCAGCCGATTACAATGTCCACAAAAACCCGCAGATCATGCGGGCAATGTGGCGGTGGTAATATGGCCCGGGTGAAGACGACGTTCATTACCCTCAATCAGGGCATAGACACCCGCCCGTTGCTTCAGGCATCCATCGGCAGCGCCCGGGACATCGTGAATTTCTTCGTGCACGAAAAAGGTCTCACGAAACGTCCCGGGATCAGGCTGATGGAAACCCTGAGTCGAACGGGCGAATACATAGATTCGCATTTGCTCACCGTCGAAGGCCACGATTGTATGGCAGATATCTTCTGGAACAACGGCATCGTGGCGCATGTGCGCAGCCTCGAGTCTGATGCCGTTAACCTGACACTGCAGGCCACAGTTGCACGCACCACAAAGCCTGCGTGGGCTAAAGTGCTGTATCTCAACAACAACCAGTTCATGATTGTCTGTGAAGGCGCCAGACTTGTGCCGGTTCAGGCCGAGGCCAGCTATGACCCGCCGGCGAACTGGCTGGCGTTCGAAACAAGATACCTCACGGATTCCCTCGATACGCTTCAAGCTACAAGCGGTGACTACGTCTCGATTAGCTTTGCGCTTGAAGGTACGCCGTATGTTATTCGCTGGAGGCATACTTTTGCCGACAACGAAGCGTTCTACAACGTCTTCGACAAGTTCAACGCAGACATGATGTGCTGGCTCAATGAGCTGTTCAGCCGCCTTTACTCTGCGTCTGGCTACACGTGGCAGACGATTAACTACGACACTAACAAGGTTTCCATGGTGCTGCACGAACCGTGGGTGAATGGGTTTAACCCAAACTACACTTCAGCAAACGGCACGCTAACTCTGAACGGCGTTATCGATATTGGCACAACCATCGGCAACACCATCGCTTCCTACAACGGCACGATAGACTACAGCATCACGCCAGAAGGTGGTAGTTTCACGCTGACGCTTGGTTCTACCACGATAAGCGGTATCACGGGCATCGGGCTGTACTCGGCCTCGATGAGTCTTGCCAATCTCGCAGATAAGATAAAGCTGATCTTCAAGCGTGTTACCAACGAAGAAGAGCTGCCCTACGGCACAGCAGGGTTCACCGTTGAGCTCATCGATTCCGCCGGCAGGCTCAAAACCTACGTCGTCGACAGACCTGGTGTTGTACGGCCAACGCCGATATACAGGACGAAGCTGTTTGAGTACAACGGAGCCAACTTCGTCATAAAGCGAGAGACAGCGCCGAGCGGCATCGAATTCGTCAACATTGCTGCAGGTAGCGTTAGTTCGCTTACGGGAACCTATGCCATCAACGACGGCTACACGATGCTGTTGAACGACGACGTCAACATCGCTGAGTACCTTGTTATGCCGTCGGTTCTCAGCAAAAGCCTTTCGGACGTTACAAGCTACCAGGGGCGTGTTGTGTACTGCGGAGGGCAGGCAGTAACCTTCAGCAAAACCGACGAGCCATTCGAGGTTGTAGCAAGAGACCCGATGAACGTTGTGGCAACAGACCCGGTAGATCTTGTGTTCGAAACAGACATCTACTACGTCATGCCCTATGACAGGTATTTGATGGTCTTCGGCGCCAACGAACAGTACGTTATCAGCTGGAATAACTACTTTGCGCCCGATACGGTTGCCGTAACGCCCGTGACGTCCTACAGCATAGCAAGAACACGCCCAGCACTCATTGGCAACTCCCTGCTGTTTCTGACGGCACAGGGCAAGCTGATGGAATTCTACGTGCGTGAAGCCAATGCACTGCCGATAGCCATAGCCATATCGCAGGAAACACTGCCGACCGGCTTCAACAGGCTTGTGCCTGTCCCCAGCATGCCGGCAGGTCTTGTGTTCAACTCCGATGGAACGGAGGCTTACTACATATACATGCCGCCTATCGGGGAAACGCTATACAGACCCATCAGCAAGTGGCAGTTTGCAGTCGGCGCAACGCCTGTGGGCGAAGCCAACCAGAAGCTGTACTTTGCTCGATACTACAACGCCACACTGTACGTGGGAACCATTGACCTTGAGATGCTCAAGCGCATTATCATCAACGACCTCGAAGAGTACGAGTTCCTTGCGCTTGACTGGGCGCAAGCGGCCACAGGCATAACGCCGTCGTGCCCAACAACGTATGGCAACGATGCCCATATGCTGTGGACTGCAGAATTTCCAACAAACTGGCTGGATGCGTCTTTGCCGTCTGTGTTCTTTGCCTACAGGGACTACTACAACAGGCTGGACGAAGCCACGGATATCATTTCACAGACAAACCTTACCGTGCAGTTTCGTGATCCGCTGTACCTGTGTATTGACACAGGCGCTTCCTATGTTCTCGACAACGACGTCGTGGCAAACTACGGCGTCGACACGGTTTACCGTGGCTATAAAGTGCAGGCCAAGGTCAGATTCCAGGTGCCACCGCTGAACGGTTCCAACATCATCCCCACGAAGCGCTATTCTGTGTCGGCCATCGAACCGCTTGCGTTTGGCGGCGAATACATCGTCAACTTCTACAAAAGACCCGACGACACGACGCCGTACGCCGTGCGCAAGGTCGTCGGCCAGGTGATAGGCCTTGATCGCTTCAACTACGTCACCTACCGTGACGACCTCGCACGCATTCGGCAACCACTGAACGGCGGTGGTGTCATCGAATTCTCGCAGGAAGTGCTGGAACCCTGGATACTGTTCGGCTATTCTGCAGTGATCGACGTAACCGAAAGGGGGTTCTGACATGCTTGAACTTTTGCTTGGAATCGGCGCCGTTGTTGGCATAGCGTCGTCCATAGCCAACATTGCCAACAGCTACTCAGAAGAACAGCAGGCCAAAGCTGCTCTTGCGCGGGCCAAAGCCATTCAGATGCAACAGGTGCGGGAAAACATCAAACAGGCCGCTGTGTCTTTCAGATACAACTACATAGCTATACAGCAGAAGCTTGAGCAAGCACGCCAGCAAAGTCTTCTTGAACAGTACGAGCGATATCGCCAGATGCTGCGTGAAGTTGCACTGCACAAAGTGGCGCAGTACGCCGCAGGAGTGCAGGGCGGTGTTGCTCGCCTTGCAGAGATACAGACCAGGCTGGACGCAGACAAGGACATCAACGTCCACAAGAGAAATCTTGCGAACGTTGCCAAGCAACTTGGGTTGACCAAGGAAGCGCTGGAAGCTGAGTACAACGCCGCACTGCAACAAGCGGCCTTGCAGATGCAAGCCATCGAACAGGCTACGTCGTGGGAAGAGCTGCAGCTTGCCAATCAGTATGCAGCATACCGCACGCAGATGCTTGGGCAAGCACTGCAGAGCGCTGTGCAGGCGTGGAGTTATTTCCAATCGGCAGGGGGATGATATAGATGGCACTCAACAAACGCATGCCAGTGCAGCCAACGATGTCCTTTGACTATACAACGCCAGACCTGCGAGTCGTTGCAAGTGCCGTGGTGCCCGACATCCGCATTGACTACTCGGCAGACCTGCAGGCTATTCAGAGGCAGCTGGAGTATTTGCGGTCGAGAACGTCGGGCTTCACCATGCTTGGTGCTTTTGCGCAGAACGTGGGCGAAGCGCTGCGCACAATCAAAGAAGTACAGCTTCAGCAAGATCAACAAAGACTCGATAGCATTCTGCGGTATTCCCTCACGTTTGATCCTGACGAATACAGCAAGCTGAAAACACCCGAAGGCAAACGCCTGTACGTGCAGGCCGTTGCTGCTAACTATTTCAAGAACTTCGAAGGCGAACTCACGAAGCTGTTCGAGGTTGACTGGAAAGACGATGACCCGACTACGGTCGCAACAAAAGCCAAAGAATATCTGCTCGCAAAGGTCGAAGAGGCCATCGAAACACTGCCAGAAGACGTCAGAGACTCGTTCAAGGCACAGGCTTCGACTGTGGCCAATTACCTTGCTGTCCAGATGAAGACCCACGCCTTCAACCGCCTTGTGGAAAGCATCAAGCAAAAGAATGCCGCAGCCAGCGAAAACACGTTCAAGACAGCTGTGGCGCTTGGTATGGCAGATCTTGGCGCTGAGTTCGAGTCGCTTGCGGCGTTCGTAAAAAACACCATCGAACCTCACGTGCTTATTGGCGGTACGTTGGCCGACATCGACGATAAGACGGGCAAGCCCTACGACGCCTTGTACAAGGACAAACTCGCAGAATTGTTCGCACAGATCGATGGCTGGGTTGATGCACGCAGTGATTTGCCCGAGGACGTGCGAGAACAGGTCAGGGCAGCCCTTAAGGAACAAGCCGCTTCCTATGCTATGGGTTTGCTCGACGACACGCTCAACACAGCCATCAACGTTCAGCAACAGATAGCAGCGCAGGCTACAGCTGAGACCCGCATGAAACTCGTTGCCAGCTCCGTACAGTTGTCGAAAATCAAGCGGCTGGTTCAGGACTACACCAATGGCGTTGTTCTCAACACCTTCAACCTGCCGCAGACCGGCGCAGGCCAGCGACCGTCCGAAGAACCAGAAATACCGCTGCCTGGTGTGCCGGCAAGAACGGCAGAACCATCGATGCTCGCCAAAGCCATCAGGACAGAAATAGACACGATAGCGCTCAGACTCAGGGACACAGGGATGTTCAACGACCTCAGCGACGGGCAGCTAAGAGGTCTTGTGGCTTCCTACGTTCTCCAGGACATCGGCGAATTTGCCGTGAAACACGGCATGCCAGAGCTTCTGGACTTCGTTGACGTGAAGGACGCCGATGGCATATCGCTGTCCATGGTTGCAGATAAAAACCTTCAGCAGATGATCCAGCAGTACCGTGAGGCTGCCATCGAACAAGCCAACGCCATAGCTGCAGAACAGGAGAAGATGCTTGAAGAGATACGGCAGAAGGTCGTAGAACAGACCAAGGCGCAGGTTCTTGTTGCCGCCTACAAGCAAAAGTTCTGGCGAACACAGGGAGTCGATCCTTCGCAGGACGCAGAATTCCAGCAGTTCCTGCAAGAGATCGGCGCAACCGAAGACGACGTAGTGCAAAACCCTGCGCTCTATCAAGTGCGCTTCCTTGAATGGCATAAAGCCAACGTTATAGCGCAGATCATAAGCGATCCAACGCTTGATGTAGACACCAAGCAGGATCTGATAAAGCAGTTCGAGACCTTCAGCGACGTTGAGTTTGCAAGCACAAGTTCTCCAAACATCTACAGCTTCCTACGAACGCAGGTTATGACCGGCAAGATGACTGCATACGATCTGCTACCGTATGCCACTGCGCTGTCTGAAGCAGACTTCCATGAACTTACAAGGCTTGCGATGAACACGCAGGAAAATGGCCTCAGCACTGTCCTTGCACAGGCCGAGAAATACATCGATAACGCCCTTAGCGTGTGGAAAGAGCAGCTGACGCAGACAGCGGCACTCACTGGCGATACCACTATTGTCGCCGCCATCGACAGCTTCTTCGAAAACGCAAAACTTGCGTACCTCGAAGAATTGCGTCGGCAGGCAGCGGAGGCTATGGCAACAGGGCAGGCGCTCAAAATCACCATGTCAGACATCGTGACCGACTTCAACAATCGAATGAAGGCCATGTACGGCATAGATCTGACGCAGGCAAGCCTTGCAGGTCTCAACACCATCATGGAACAGCAAATGCTGACAACTCTCCAGAACATGCCGCAAGATATTCTTCCTGCGCCTGTTCTGTTTAATGCGCAGAAAGAACTGGAACAGAAAAAGTTGCAGCCAGAAACCACCATCGTCTGGCGTGGCTTTCTGCAGCCTATCGCCGAGCAAAGCGCCACCTTGCGCAAGTACGGTGGCGACCCCAATCAATGGGAAGATCTGCGCAAGCTTTATCTGGATGCTCTTAAAGACTTTGCGAACAACGATCTGCCAAAAGTTTATGTGAGCGCTTTGAACATCATCACCGAAGGGCAAAAGCTGACCTTCGCCACGCCTGGTGACATCTTCAACACCACAAGCGTTGCCAAGCTGAAGAACTACCTCAAAAGCAAGCTCTCGACCAAGCTCAAGACGAAGTTGGGCAGTGCACCGCTGACAGTAACCATGCTGTCTGGAGAACAGCCACGCATGTTCACTGGCAGATGGTCGCAGTTTGCCGATGATGTCGTCGAAAGCAACGACCAGTTCTTTGAAGCGGTGGCACGTGGCATACTGCTGGATCAAGCTGCAGACATCATAGCCCAGCAGCTCGACCTGAACAGCACTGCGCTGTTCGACACGACTATCACAAGTCTTGCGCTGGACGTTGCAGAAAGTCTCGGTTACACCGAGGATGAAGCCGCTGCAGTTGTGCAATACATCTACAACCGCATACTTGCCAAGCGCTTCGTGTTAGAACAGCAAGAGGAGTGAGAGTATGGCAAGACTTTACGATATAGCAAACGAATTTCTGAACACATACGGCGAACATTATGGTGAGATCGACAGCAGCGAACGCCTGCAAAGGTTCCTCAACAGGTTCGAAGGCAGGAACATTGACCTCATCGCACGCTTTGTGAACCCACATTTGCTTGCGGGCATCGCAAGAAACGAAAGTGACTGGGGTACAACTTCGACCAACATCTTCCAGATCAAAAACAGCCTCGTCAACGACCTGTTTCGCTTTTACCCCGACGAGATGGAAGCATTCGTCGATGAATATGACTCCGTACTGCCCACAACTGACAAAGACGGCAAAACGCTTGAGCCCATCGAAAGGGTTAAGGCCTTCCTGGAAAATCCTGGCAACAGTTCGGCCAGCCGTGAGGCTGTGCTTGCCCTCGGCGTCGTTGGAGTGGCCAGAAAAGCCCAGAACACCGCATATGCCCTGCGAGCGAACATAGACGGCCAGGAAGTGCGACTGGATAGCCTTCTGGCCGACGACGAGTTCTACCAGAATTTGTCGGACGAAGAACGCCAGCAGCTCGAGGCTCGCTTCACGACTCTTGTTGGCGATGCGTGGCACAACTGGGATGCCGAAGTTGCCGAACACTTCACGCCGGCTTCCACGAGTGCGCATGACATCATCACTGCTCTCGGGGAAGCTGTTGCCCATCTGAACTACAGCGCCAACAACGAAACGCATTACATAGTGCCATTCACTGTGGCAGAGATGGCGCAGCAGGACGCAGACCTTGCGACGGCTTTTATCAGGAACGCTGGACTACCGCAGAACATATGGCAAAACTGGGTTGACGCCATGGTTGAGAACCGTGGCTACAACCCACAGATAGGCGACACCGCTTTCAGCGTGTTTGCGCTTCGGCCGTTCCAGCCACAGCTGGCACAAGCACCAGCTGAAGCACAGCAACCAATCCAACCTGAGCAAACCGAAGCGCAGCCTGAGGTCGCCCAACAGCCGCCGCAGGCAGTAGCGCAGCCTGTTGTGGCTCAAGCGCCAGAACAACAGCCCGAGATAGCGCAACAGCCAGAAGGCGCCGAAGAACCCATAACAACATTCGCCGCACTGCAGCAACCGGCAGAAGAGGAAGAAGCTGAAAGCTTTTTTCGTCCTGAGCCTTCGGATCTTCTTGCGGATCTGCCGGTGGATACTCCGACTACTAC